CTATTACAGCAAAGCAATCATCTAATATTCTTGCTCAAATTAATGTAGGTATTGGTAAGAGCCAAGCTTCTATTTACACGGTTCCTGCTGGATATACATTTTATTTATACCAAGTAGATGTTAGTACAGATAATGATTATTCTGGAGCTGCTAACGTACTTTACAACGTATATGCTTTTAATAGAAATACTGGTGTGCAATATAGTGTTTTACAACAACCATTTACTGCTATTTTTACTGCTAACCGTACTTTTAATCCATTTGCTTATAGTGAAAAAACGGATCTTCAATGGCAATTAAAAACAAGTGCTGGAACAATTGGTGCTGGTGTAATTGCTGTAGGTAAGTTAATTAAAAATAGTGCAGATTCAAATAATACTTAATCATGGCAAAGACTCCTGCTTGGCAACGCAAAGAGGGCAAAAGTCCTACTGGCGGTTTAAATGCCAAGGGGAGAGCTTCTGCTAAAAAGCAAGGAATGAATCTAAAGCCTCCTCAACCAGAAGGTGGCTCTAGAAAAAAATCATTCTGTGCTCGTATGGAAGGCATGAAGTCCAAGTTAACATCAGCAAAAACTGCAAGTGATCCAGACAGCCGTATTAATAAAAGTTTAAAAAAGTGGAAATGTTAAGATGAGCAATATAGACCCAATTTTAACTGCAAGAGAATTAGCAACTCATGCCAATGATATAGAACATTTACAAGCTGACATGGATAAACTGGTTAAAGATATGGAAGAAGTTAAGCAGTCTTTAGCGGACATCCAAAGAATGCTTGCAGAGCAAATGGCCAGCAAGAAAACATTGCATAGCGTTTTGACAGTTGCTGCTGGCTTAGCTGGCGGATTGGTAGTTTGGATTTTGGATAGGTGGTTTAAATAATGCCTAGCAAAAGTAAAAAACAGCATAATTTGATGGAAGCAGTAGCCCACAATAAGGCTTTTGCTAAGAAGGTAGGTATCCCACAATCCGTGGGACAAGATTTTGCAAAAGCCGATAAAGGCAAAACATTTAGAAAAGGTGGTGATGCGATGGCAACAAAGAAAAAGATGGCTGTTAATCCAGCAATGGCAATGATGGCTGCTCGTGCATTACGCACACCAGCCCCAGTTCAAGCAGCTCCAATGATGGCTCCTCCAGCAGCAGCCCCAATGGGTGGTATGCCAGGAATGAAAAAAGGTGGAAGCACAATGAAGAAAATGGCTAAAGGCGGTTCAGCTGATCCTAAATCTATGAAATACGATGTAGAAAAGGGTTCAAACAAATTAACTAAATTTGGAGAATCAGCCGTTCAAAAACGCGGTCATACCAAAGGTACTAACTTAGGTGATTCTGGTAAACGTATTGGAATTGAAGGTAGCGGAAAAATTAGCAAATATGCTGAAGGCGGTACTATTAGAGCTTCTAAGATGGGTACTGTAAAAACTTCTGGAGGCCATAAGCCACACGGTGATGGAATTGCAGAACGCGGTAAAACTCGTGCAATGATGCCTAAAATGAAAGGACGCACAATATGAAAAAGACTAAACGCTATGATGATGGTGGATTAAGCTCTGCTCAAAAAGAATGGTTAGGTGGTGCAGACCAAAGCGATCCTATTATTATGGCTCGTATGCGATCTGCAGTCCCTGATGAAGCTCCTGCAAAAGCAATGACTGAAACACCTATTGGTCAAGATCAATCTGAAGGATATGAAACTAAAGCACCTAAATCAGTAGAGCGTACTGTAGTTAAAACTAAAGTTACTCCAAAAATTACTGGTGATGACACCATTAATCCTGATGTTAAGATGCGTTCTTCTGTATCAGAAGCCAAAAAAGCGATTGGTGTAGGTTCATTACCTAAATCATTTAAAGAAGCTGGTGGTAATACAACAGCTACTAAATCTAAAGCTGATATGCCTTCAATGAAGATTAGTCTTCCTGATCCACTTTCTAAGTTTAATGCTAAAGGTCAACGTACTGGCGGTAAAGACTTTGAATTAGGCGTTAAAAAAGGTGGAGCTATTAAGAAGATGGCATCTGGTGGCAGAACTTCTGCATCCAAGCGCGCTGATGGTTGTGCTACTAAAGGTTTTACGCGTGGCTGATCCAGTAAATCCTGTTGATCCTACCTCAAAAACTGGGGATGGAAAATCTTTTCTAGAAAGAATGCAAAGGGGTATGTCCAACGATCCTACTGCAAATCCAGAAAAGGCCAAACAGTTTGCTGATTTTCTTGAAAAGTCAGTTAATGAAGGTAAAGCGATTAATGAAGCTAAAAATGCTTATACCAAAAATTATTCTGGAAATACCAGAGTTGGCGGTATAGGTGGTGATGGCGGAGATCTTGAAAAAGGCATGATGGGTAGTCGTTTTAAACCATTAAATAAAGCCAAAGGCGGTAAAATTAAATCAGCATCTGCGCGAGCAGATGGTATAGCGCAACGCGGTAAAACTAGAGCATAGGAGAAGTAAATGAATAAATTAGTTAAAGATTCAATGGAACCACGCATGGGACCAGATATGGAACGTCACGATGAGTTTATCGCTGAACATGAAACTGATACCCATAAACATCATAAAAATGAGTTTAAAAAACACGTTGCTGGTCATACACACCATATGGATATGGTTGAAAAAATGTGTGGTGGAAAGTACGTTAAATAATGAGAGCCAGCCGTGGAATGGGTGATATAGCCCCTTCCAAAATGCCTAAGAAAAAGATTATCCATAGAACGGATAATCCTAATGATGTGGAAGTTTATGCTAAAGGTGGGACTATAAAACATAGTGGTCCTATTCAAGTATCCAAAGTTCCTGGCAGCATGGCTCCTATTGTTAAAAAAATGTTAAAGAATCCAGGTAAATTGACTGCTTCTGATATGTTTGCTAAAGGTGGATTATATGAAAACATTCATAAAAAACGTGATCGGATTGCTGCTGGGTCTGGTGAAAAAATGCGAAAACCAGGAACCAAAGGTGCTCCCAGTCAAGCAGACTTTATCAAGTCAGCCAAAACAGCCAAGAAAGGCTAGGACATATGTCAGAAAAGTGGATTCAAAAAGCGATCAAAAAACCAGGAGCACTCCACAAGGAGTTAGGAGTATCAATGGGAAAAAAGATTCCAGCAAAAAAACTAGCAGCAGCAGCAAAAAAGCCAGGTAAATTAGGCCAACGTGCTAGATTAGCCAAAACACTTAAAGGCTTAAAATAATGGCGTATACGTCTGGAACTTCCGTATTTAACTTAGACATGGCTGAACTTGTCGAGGAAGCGTTTGAGCGTTGCGGTTCACAGTTGCGTTCTGGATATGATTTTAAAACAGCCCGTAGATCACTCAATCTAATGAGTATTGAGTGGGCTAACCGTGGTATTAACCTATGGACAGTAGAAGAATGTTCTATTCCATTAGTGACTAACCAAGGTATTTATGCTGTTCCAAACGACACAATTGACATCCTAGACCTTGAAACCAGAACCAGTAATGCCAGCATATCGAATCAAACAGACATTAATCTTAGCCGTATTTCTGAGTCCACTTACGCTACCATTCCTAATAAACTTACAACAGGAAGACCTGTACAAGTCTATTTTAATCGGCAGTCTGGTAATTCTGATGTCACCACTTATACAGTATCTGGCACGGCTATTGCTTCTACAGATACTACGATTACGCTAGGATCACCTACAGGAACGCTAACTGGGTTACGTTCTACTGGATTTATCCAATTAGATAGTGAAGTAATTGCTTATACCAATATTGTAGGAAATCAGCTGCAAAACTGTTGGCGCGGTCAAAACGGCACAACAGCTACTAGTCACCCTATTGGTACTACTGCGATTGCTCAGTATTTACCCTGTGTCAATATCTGGCCTACCCCAGACTCTGGTGGTGGACCTTATACATTGGTCTACTGGCGCATGAGAAGGGTCCAGGATGCTGGAACAGGTGTCAATATACAAGACGTTCCATTCCGTTTTATTAACTGCATGGCGGCTGGTTTAGCTTATTTCCTATGTATAAAACTACAGGGAATTGACCCGCAACGGGTAATGTTCTTAAAACAGGACTATGAAGACCAGTTTAACCTTGCAGCGCAAGAAGACCGAGAAACAGCCCCAGTTCGATGGGTTCCTCGAAACTTGTTCTATTCAAGGTAAGTAATGCCGTCAAATTTTGCTTCTGGTAAGTATTCAATTGCCGAATGTGACCGCTGTGGTCAACGGTATAAACTTACTCAGTTAAAAAAGCTGACAATTAAAACTAAGCAAGTTAGCATTAAAGTATGCCCAGAGTGTTGGGAACCAGATCAACCTCAATTACAATTGGGAATGTATCCTGTCAATGATCCCCAAGCGGTAAGGGAGCCTAGACCTGATACTAGTTATTATGGATCTGGTCAAAGTGGTTTGCAGACCCTAAATGGCAATGCAAATACAGTTTCCCAGAATGGATATCCTGGGGATGGTAGTAGACAGATTCAATGGGGTTGGTATCCAGTTGGTGGTTCAAGTGGATATGATCGTGCTTTAACACCTAATAGCTTGGTTGCTGTTGGGACAATTAACTCAGTAACAGTATCAGTAACTTAGGAGCTAAAAATGGCAAAGATGGATAAAGAATCAAAAAAAGAAATGTCTGCTGATAAAAAGCAAGATGTAGCTATGATTAAAAAAGCGTTTAAAGAGCATGATGCCCAAGAGCACAAAGGTGGCAAAGGCACAAAAATTACTCTTAAAAAAGGTGGAGTAACTGGCAAAGCTATGAAAGCTGTTGGTCGTAACATGGCTCGTGCAATGAATCAGAAATCTTCTGGTAGAGGTCGTTAATATGAAAAACCAAATAAAACCCACTAAAAAGAATAGCCCAGCTATTCATGTAGGTGCTAACCGCGATAATGGTCCAGCTGAAGAATATGCTGCTCCACATGAAATGGGTGGTAAAGCATTGCAAGAAAAAGACATTGGCTATTCAAATGAAATGCCTACCCGTAAAAACTGGACACCTTTAAATGGTGGAGTTTCTATTGGAAACTTTGATATGGTAGAAAATGAAGGTATTACTATGCGTGGTCATGGTGCTGCAATCAAAGGTATCAAGTCTAGAGGACCAATGGCCTAATGAATTACGTCCAGTTATATCAAGCAATACAAGATTATTCCGAAAATACGGAATCTTTATTTGTTGCTAACATTCCTACGTTTGTACAGCAAGCGGAAGAGCGTATTTACAATACGATCAACTTTGCATCTTTGCGTAAAAATGTAACTGGAACTCTTACATCTGGAAACAAGTACTTATCTTTACCGCTTGATTGGCTGGCAACATATTCAATAGCTGTGATTGATGAAAGTGGAAACTACACTTATCTTTTAAACAAAGATGTAAACTTTATTCGTGAAGCCTATCCTAATGCAGGAACGGCATATAACGGATTTCCAAAGTATTACGCACTTTTTGGACCTCAATATACATTACCAAATGAATTATCTTGCATATTAGGGCCAACGCCAGATGCAAGCTATACAACTGAATTACATTATTTCTTTTATCCACCATCAATTGTTCAAGGTATTATTTCTACCCTTAATACTTCCTACAACACAGGATCACTATATACCAATGGTACATACGAAAACGTACCATTAACTGGCGGATCAGGTTCTGGAGCAACTGCTACATTTACTATTTCTGGTCAATCTGTTACTGGTGTAACCATTAATAGCGGTGGTCAATTCTATGTAGTTGGCGATACTTTGACTGTATCTAATTCCTATGTTGGTGGAACAGGATCTGGATTTTCAATTACTGTTCTTACAATTAATAACTCTACTGGCACAAGTTGGCTGGGCGATAATTTTGATCCAGTACTTCTTTATGGCTCTATGCGTGAAGCTATGCTCTTTATGAAGGGTGAGGCTGATCTAGTTAAATATTACGAAGATAAGTACGCAGAAGCTCTTGATTTGGCTAAACGTCTTGGAGATGGCCTTGATCGTGGTGATGCTTACCGTGATGGTCAAACTAAATTAGATGTTAGTGGAAGAAAATCCTAATGTCTATTGTTCAAGGTCAAACTACTACCTTTAAAACCAACTTATTAAGTGGAGTAGAGAACTTTACATTGTCTTCCCCATACACATATAAAATTGCGCTATATACAGGCTTGGCTACGTTAAATAACACAACCACAGCCTATAGTAGTGTCAATGAAGTTGTATCGTCAGGCTATACA